CTACTACGATCATGACTACAGCAGCTACTACAGCATTTATTTCTGTAGGTGCCACCCTTGCTGCTACATCACTGTTTAAATACTTAGTGATGCTTATGAAACCCATATTTAAGCAAGCATGGAACAAGATGACAAAAAAGGCGGGATCATCAAGTTCATCGTCCTCGTCTGGTCAGCCGGACTCCTAACTGCAAGTTATGCAGGATGGATGGAAAAGATGGATCCTACATATGTCGCTTCTATTCTTAGCGGAACTCTAGCAACCTTTTCTATTTCAAGAGAAAAAAACAAATGAAGAAACTACTTCTACTTCTTTTTATTGCGGCTCCAGTATCTGCTCAAGTAACCCCTAACTTCACGCAAGGTTCAATGCAGTCAACAACAACTACCACCATTGATATTGACCGAACCATTGCTACAAACGTCTACGGTGGTGATTATTCATCATGGTCTGGAACAAACGTAACACCGAGCGCAGATATAGCTGGAAGCTCAACAACATTTTCAGTACACACAGCTGGGGACGCTTTCCAACTAGAAATCGTAACCAGAGAAGCTGGAAAGATTCAAGACAGCCTAGTAACAGAAACAATCGAGCAATCTACTGTTACTACATCCTTATCGGTCTTCTCTCAATAGCACCTGCTTACGCAGAAGATCCAAAGGTACAAAACACATCAAGCCCTGTAGCTGCTGCAACAGGCAATGTGACCAATCAGGCGGTGCAATTCCAAAATACTGGAGCACCGTCCAGACAATACTTTGCAGCTAATAATAGTTGTAATGGAACAACCATGCAGTTCTCGCCCTTTTATATGGGCAACGATACTATTCCTTTCGATAACGAAGGGTATGTACGAAGCAATAACTACGGCGTACAGCTGAACTTTTCTGTCCCACTAGATGGTGGCATGATAGAAACCTGTAAAGCTATCGCCCGTAAACACGAACAAAAGATGCGTCTTGACTACGAACTTGTTCGTGCTCTTAAGTGTACAGAGATTATGAAATCTGGGTTTACCTTTAGACCTGGTAGTCGTGTCGAAGTCTTATGTCATGACGTGGTACCAATTGTATCTCTCAAATAATGGAAGCAATCGTGGCTGCTGTCATTGCAATAGTCGCTGGCGGCGCAACTCTAAACAATAGATTACACAATCGAATAAACAATGTACATGATCGCATTAGTGGTCTTGACAGACGTATCGACGCTATTGAACTTAGCGTGGCTCAGGACTATGTATCTAAAGCTGATTTATCAGTCATGGTCCAGCGTATGGAAGATCATATGGTGCGTATTGAAAACAAACTAGACCAAATTGTCCTTAGAAATTAATTATGTCTTACAACGTAGTAGACCTTCGTACTCAAAAAGTGCTTGGTACTTATGAAACTGCTGAACAAGCAGTACGTGCAGAATCACACCTAGTACATGAACCAGGTGAAACATGGTATGCAATTGAAGCACCCGTAGTAAAGAAAACACGAGCCAAGAAGACTAATGTCAAAAAACAAAGCGAGTGAAGAACAATTTAATGAGCTACACAATCTAGTTACTACTGAGTTTCTAAACCGTGTTAAATCTGGTGAGGCAACTACTCAAGATTTAAAAGCAGCTTGTGATTGGCTATCAAAGAATGACATCAGTGGTGTCGCCTTTGATGGTAACTCACTAGATAAATTGGCTAACATTATGCCAACTGTTGACCCAGAACTAGTCCAACGGAGGCTATATGGCTCGAAGCTCTAAGCATAGCGGTGCTAAATTTGCTAATGGTAACTATAAATCATACCAGAAAAAGTTAGACGCTACACCTAAACAACGAAAAAAAAGGGCTGCTTTAAACGCAGAAAACCGACGCCGTGGTACTTATGGTAATGGAGATGGTAAAGATGTATCCCATAAAAAGGATGGATCTACTGTACTTGAATCCATGAAAATTAATCGCGCACGTGTCGGTAAAAAACGTAAAGCATGACCCCATTACTTCCAACTCCTGATCACTACCTATACAACTTAATAACCATGACATCCTCTGAAGCTAAGCGCCTTTGGAGGCGCAGTATTAAATTACACTTTGGCTGCACATGTGTTTATTGTGGAGAAACTTATGAATTACACGAACTTACTCTGGACCATGTACATCCTCGTTCTCTTGGGGGCGAAGATGTCAATACGAATGTCGTACCAGCATGTACCAGATGCAATCAGGACAAAGGAAGTAACCATTGGCAATCATGGATGAGAGCCAAATTTGGAGTTAATAAACTCCGTGAACACTTAATTATGGAGTATATTAATTAATGAATGAAGAAGGTAACCCCCTTGGTTTAAATTATACACCAACCATAGGAGATGCTGTTCAAGGTATCCAAGATTATGGTAGAACTGTTATTAATTTTTGGGGTGGTGCTGTTAAAGCAGTACCTCAAGCTTTAACTAGTTATCGTGAATCAATTAGAGAAGAAGCTGCTAAACCTTCTACATTTGCAACATCTACTAGTATAAATCCTATTAAAGAATTAGGTTCTTTATCAGAAGATTATGCTACTAGTGAAGCTAAAACAATGGAAAGTGTTGCAAGTGGTTTAGAGTCTGTAGGTGTTCCCACACCACTTGCAGGAGCAGCGGCAGGTATTGCTGGAGCTTTTTTACCAGGACCAACAGATGTAAACCTTGCAATGAAAGGTGGTTCAGCATTATTAGGACTAACTATACAAAACCCTAAATTTTTAGCACCTGGAGTAAAACAAGGCATTGCTGAAATACCAGCTAACGTTAAAGCACGTCAAATGTTTGACAAATCTTTAGCGCGTCTAGATAAACGCAGATCTGAATTAGACTCTATGTTAGAAAGCGGTGAAGTAGTGCGTGGTAGTTCTAAATTTGCTCGTCTTGATAAAAAAATTAGAGAAGAACGATATGGTGAAATGTCGTCTTTTTACAATAATTTAGATCAAGACCCTCCTGCATTTAAGAAAACAGCTGATAAAAATATAGACCCTACTAATGAGGCTGTAGTTTTAGAACAACATCATCTAGCGGCGAAAGCACAAACCCAACCTTTTGTTGAAGTAATGCTTGAAGTTGGTGATGCTGATGATCTTGTAGCACTTCATGAATACTCGCGTATGCTTGGTGTTGTTATGGGAAATAGTCGTCTAAACATGTTAGATGCACCAGGTCCAATTCACAGGGCAGCTTTAGCTAAAACTTCTAAAGAAAAACTAGGAAATATTCATAGTGCATTTAATGCTGCAGGTATGGAACCCAACAACAAGTTTGTTAAAAATCTTTTACAAGACGCAAAAACATCTGATGATGTAATGGATGTTTTTAGCCAATATATTCAAGAGTATTTAATTCCTCAACAAAAAATTGGTAAAAAAATTGTTAAACAATATTTTGAAGATTATAGAGTTAATTTAACTGCATCTCAAAAAGTACGTTTTGATGAACTAATTTCTAAAGCTAATAAAGGTGGCACCTAGAAGCCTCTCTAACCACCCTTCCACCTACTCTACGCTAGATTGTACCTATGAACACTTTAGACCTCCTTAAAGATGATTTTAAGCTATTCTTACAGGCTTTATGGAATGAACTAGACCTACCAAATCCTACACGTGCCCAATATGCAATTGCTGATTACCTTCAACATGGTCCAAAGCGTTTACAGATCCAAGCATTTCGGGGAGTTGGTAAGAGCTGGATTACTGGTGCTTTTGTTCTTTGGACTCTCTTTATTAACCCCGAAAAAAAGATAATGATTATTTCTGCATCTAAAGAACGTGCAGATAACATGTCTATCTTTCTACAAAAGTTAATTATTGAAACACCATGGTTAAAGCATTTACAACCCAAAGGCGACGACTCTCGTTGGTCGCGGATAAGCTTCGACGTTTCTTGTTCCCCCCACCAAGCACCTTCCGTCAAGTCTGTCGGGATTACTGGCCAACTGACCGGTTCTCGCGCTGACTTAATGATCCTTGACGACATTGAAGTTCCCGGCAATAGCATGACGGAATTTATGAGGGAGAAACTTCTACAATTATGTACTGAAGCTGAATCTATTCTCACTCCTAAACCAGATAGCCGTATTATGTTCCTCGGAACACCTCAGACTACCTTTACTGTATATCGTAAACTAGCAGAACGTTCTTATAAACCATTTGTTTGGCCTGCTAGATATCCTCGTAAAGTTAGTCAATACGAAGGCTTGTTAGCACCACAACTTGTCGAAGACATCGATAAAGGTGCTAAGAAATGGGAAGTAACAGATGATAGATTTGATAATGATGATCTGGTAGAGCGTGAAGCGTCCATGGGACGGTCGAACTTCATGCTACAATTTATGTTAGACACCTCTTTATCTGATGCAGAAAAATTCCCCCTTAAATGTGCTGACCTTATTGTCACTTCTGTTAACCCCACTACTGCTCCAGAATCCGTCGTTTGGTGCTCCGATCCACAAAACGTCATTAAAGACCTCCCAACAGTTGGTCTACCTGGAGATTATTTCTACTCTCCAATGCAGCTACAAGGAGAGTGGGACTCTTACCAAGAAACAATATGTTCGGTTGACCCGTCGGGCCGTGGAACGGATGAAACAGCTGCAGCTTTTATCTCACAACGCAACGGTTTCCTGTACTTGCACGACATGCGAGCTTACAGAGATGGGTACTCCGACCAAACACTA